GCCTTGCTATCCGGCAGAGCGGCGTTATAAGTACGTCCACGGAAGTCTAATGCTGCGGAAGTTTGATCCATGTTATTGAACCATTCCACGCCTTGAAGCTGAACCGTTTTATATTGCGAGTCAGCCAGCGATACGATGCGGTCTTTGATCTTCGTCAACTGTACATCGTCGATGAAATCACGCTCGATTACGCGACCATCGGAGTACTTTTTGTGACGGAAGTACTTCTGCCATAGTTCGTTCACGTCCTCGTACTTGACGGAGTTACCAGTCATAGACCATTCATCCATCAAGCCTTCGCCACCGATCATGTCGATGGACTCAACTGCCTTAGTAGAATCCTCCACTCCGAACATCAGAGGGATGTAATCTTTCTTCGGGCTGATAGCGCGGTCGTACAATGCGCGAAATACTTTCTCTAATACGTCCGGATCCCACTGTAGTGCTGTTTGCATGTTTTATCCCCCTTATTAGCTAAAGATACGGTTGATAACCGTAACTACGCATGTTGTTTTAGATGCAATGATTTCCCATACAGCAAACATCCCTGTCGTTGTGTCAGACGATAGAACCGACAGACCGTCAGTTGAAATATCCGCTGTCTTTACGCCAACTACGAACGTTCCAGCTGGGGTTCCAGTGTATGGAGCGCGGAAACGATCTCCCACACGCGCCTCGATAACCTCTAGGCTGTTGTCTGCTGCCGTACACGTCTTAGATTCATTGGCGAACCCGCCAACCACCAAACCGTTAGTTGCTTTAGTCCACTTACCGCTTGTAAGCATCAACGCCTCGCCCTTGGTGAATACCTCATCTGTCGTACCCGCAATGTGCGTGATACGGCTAGGAACGGCGTATAGTCCAGTGTTTAACCATTCAAATCCTTGTGCCATGTTTCATAACCTCACTTTGTCATGTATTTTTTTGCCGAATCTACAGGCAGACCAAAAGCCGCAAACGCAGAAGCGAGGGCGTTGGGTACCGATGGTTCTTTGTCTGAGTCGGTGGTTGTCTCTACCCTCGATCTCAGTCCCAAGTGCTGCTCCTTGATTACACGTTGCTCGGTCATTTTCTTACTCTTTGACTGCAATGTGTCGCGATGCGCGAGTTCGTAAGCGTCTTTGGGATCGTACCCACGTTCAATGCGGGATTTCATCTCAGGTGTGAACCAGTCAGGCGAACCGCCTTCATTGAACACCTTCGAACTTTCCGCAAGCTGCGGGTAAGTCGTGTACAGGTCGTTCCACTTCGATTGTGTGACTTCCTTGCTCGTTTGCTCTGCCCTATCCTGCTCGAACCTCTCGCGCTCCTGTATAGCCCTCTCGCCTTCTTGAACGAGTGGATGACTCTTTAGGAACGCCTCTAGCTTGTCGGGGTCTAATCCGGCATCCTCAGCCTGTTCACGCAGTTCCGTAAGTAACTGGTTATGCGCGTCCTTTTGTTGCTGTTTCTGTTGTGCCTCAATCTTGTCAAAGTCGGCAACGTATTCGGCGTGGTCTTTGTACCCTGCGAGTTTTGCCGCGCGGTCTAAATTGTCTTGGAGTTCCTTCGCGCGACCTTCAACCTTGTCATAATTCAGGCCTTTTCTTGCTAACTCAGGAACCTTGTCGTCTTCAATGAAAGTGTCTTCTTTATTGAATTTGACGGTAATCCCTTTCTTTTCCTCGGTTTTTGGTTGCTCTATGGGAGGAGCGTCCTTAACCTCTGTTTTTTGTTCTTCATCATCCAAACCAAATGCTTTTAGAGCATCGTTTACGGATGATTCGACTTGTTCTACCTGTGGGAGGGTAGAAGCTTCTGAGTATTCGTCTCCATGGGGAGAAACGTCCTCTTCAATGATTGACATACAATCTCTCCTTATCGAATGGCTCCTATGGGTGGGAGCAGAGTTAAGCATAATAAAAGGGCTACGGATTCTCGCCGTAGCCCTGATCAACGTATTATTTTATTTAGCAAATGGCATCATTTCTCGTCTTGCTTGCTCAACCACTACCCTAGCTTCTTCCACTGTATCAAAGTATCCTAAAAATCGTGGTTTGTAATTGACTTTTACTTGAGCGGCCCATTTCCCATATTGATGTTTCCAATACACGCCACGAACGCCACTCTTTGTATTTGAATTTGCACCTTTTCTGTTTTGATGGTTTTGAGAGTTAGTAACTTCTCTAATCCAACGCTTTCTATTGTCCAATGTATTGTGGACGATGTGATCTACCTTAATTTCTCGGTCGGTAACATCCATCAGATATCTATGCATTGTAACCATTTTACTTTTATTGTTTTTATATAGGTAACCAACTGCGTAATAAGAATCAATATCCCTTTGGTACTGACCGTGCCATGTGTTCGGAAACTCCATAGCCCTCGGAAGATCCTCGGTGTCAATCAGGGTTTCCAAGACAACCCCGTCTTTACACTTCAAAAATATCGCCGTTACTTCCCCACGGACTTCATACTCATTTTTCATCCAAACACCCTCTACAGTGTATTCTCTAATGTTAATGCAGGAAAGGCGTTAGAGTGCGCCTTTTCGTCCCGTCGGACTATCCTGCACTACCTATATTATACCATTTTTACCGCGATCCTGCACCTACAGGCTGTCTAATCTTCTCCATCTGTAATGCGGCATTCAACTCCGTTTGTTTACCTTGTTGATCCAACTTAGCCCACTCAAGTTCCTGTGAATTGACTGTCTTTTGTTGATCGAACTGTTGCTTCTGCGTTTCTGACTCCGATTTAGCGGCATCAACTTTTTGTAATTCCTGCCCCATCTGCTGAACCTGTGCGGTTAACTGATCATTCTGCTGTTGAAGTTCTTGCATTTTTTGTTGAAGCATGACGTCCTTCTTTATTCGGTCGTCGATCACGTCAAATGGCTCCATACGTCCATTCTCAACCGAATATTGCAAAGCCTTAGCGTCAATGACCGGAAGCCCGGTTAATGGGTCGATGGTTTGGAATAGCATTTGTGCCGTCTGTATCCAATACTGACGATCCATCGGACGTTCAACGCCTATTGTGACCGCTATATCGAAGGCTGGCACATACTCCTCTGTCACTTCCATTTCAACTTCTGATCCATCTTCTTGGGGTACCATATAACTCGATTGCGTCTCACTTACAAGATACGAACGACCAATGGTCACCTGTTGATTGAGAACCCGACCAATGCGCTCCTGAGTATAAAACTGAGCGATCAACTCGATATATTGCTCAAACACTTCCGCGAGTGCATCCTCTATCAGTTCAGTAGGTGTTGATAGGTTGCCATGTGCCGCCGCCTGCAAAGCCTCTGCGTGCTTGCCTGACTCCCCTTGGTAACTAACCCCTCCTGATGCATTGTCGAAGCGTCTAGGTATCTTCTGCAAGATGGTTAGCCAATGCTGAATGAAGTTCATTATCATTGCTGGCGGCCCTTTGCCTTCTAGCTCCTGAATACCATCTTTACGTGTTGCCGGGAGCATAGCACCAACTGAACTTCGCAACCTCTTCCAGATTGGAATCTTACTCTCTGCAATCGATCCTTCTTCATAGATGATTGCACCATTGCCCATCTTTGCCGTCTGCTCAACCGCTAGCTCGGAGAACTTGTTAAGCATGATCTGAGGGCTGATAAGGTCACGCATATAACCCTTAGGCCATATCGTTCCTTCGATAGTGAACAAGCACCTAACGATTACCGGATAGTTGCCATGGTCGTACACATAGGCTTTATGCTCAAGGAATACACCGGATGTTGAGATGTAAATACAGTGAATTCCTTTCGCCTTACCCTCTGCCTTGGCAATGCATGACGATGGGTCTTTACCTTCGCCCATTTTCTCCTGCGCCATCTCCATGAATATCTTCTTGTCGTCTTTGGAGACCATCTTAGGCTTGCCTTTATACCAGTACTCAATGAGTCCCGATGTCTTTTGCTTCTCCGGCCCCAACGTACCTTGAACCGCATTAGCATTAAATGCTCTCTCGGTTACATTGCGATCTGATTCGAATATCTCAACGTCCTCGGAGTAAACGTCCTCCAATACCTTTTTACCTTGATCTTCCCAACGTTCCTTGAAGTACTCTAGCGGTTTGCGTTGGTGGATGATCATCGCCTTCGACTTTTGAATGTACATCAGGTCACGTATGCGCGGATCCGGGAAGAAGCAGCCATAGTCCAAGGGGATAACATCGTTCTGACCTGTCCAACGATTGCTGCCTCGACCACCATCGACATCAGGGTTATATACCGTCTTAAATAATAAAAGCCCGTGGTTGACGAACCTACGGACTGCCTTTACGTATTTTTGTTTGAACTTAATCTGTCTTAACTCGAACGGCATATACTTTGTCAATTCTTTCGACTTCTGCTCGTCACCATTCTCCGTTGCTTCGAAAGTTCCTTCTGGTGTCCACCCAGTTAATGCGGATACGATACCCTCTATCTGGCTGAACGCAATGTTATCGGTTGAATTGGGTCGATTCTTCATCGTTGCCGATGACCTCAAGCCTTCCCACTGTCGCTTGCCACCTTCGTACATGCGTTCTTCTTCTCGCCATGTGTCCTCGATCTCTTGGCGGTCAGCCTTAAACACCTGATAGTCACCCTGAACCATGGTTACGATATCTTGTTGCTCAGGTGTATTTGGGTTGCTATTATTCGACTCTTTACCAGGTTCGGTACTGACGAATATACCTTCTGCATTGACTGCCACTCACTCACCACCTTTCAATGGTCATGCCATGATTTAGGCTCATCCTCACGTTCAGGACTAACGTCATCTTCTTTGATGTTCTGCGCGCTCTTGTACTCGGTGTAGCTACGTGCCATGAGCTTATCGGTCAGTTTATCTACTGTTTTTCGATGCTCTCTATTCTGTAACAGGATGCACAGAACGAGGTAGGCAATAACACCGCACAGAACGTATGTCGTAATGTCACCATTCATACTCAACACCCGCCGTTTCCTCATCCTCGCCCCTCGGAGGGTCAATGAATCTATTGAACTCCTTGACGCTCTTGATGGTCTTCACAAGCTTGTCATTGCGCCACACATCAACACTATCCGCTAGGCGCTTAAACTCGTCCTGAACGACTCTAGGGAGTGTTGTGGCGTTAACTACGACTCCATCCTTGTAAATCACGTATATGTTCACCAGAAGCCCTCTTCCGTTATGGCGTTTTCTTCGTCGTAATCAAGGTCAAACTCCACTCTTTCCCTCTCATCCGGAACAGCTAACCATGGATCCGAAGTAACCGCTAAGCTGTGGACGATCTCACCCGCCATTGAAGCCGTGTCCACCGCATCATCATGCTTTCCTCGTGGGAATGACAATAGTTCATCCTCGATGTCTGTCAGGTTTGGCATATCCTCTCTGTGATACACCATGCCTACTTCATACCGAGCTGCTATAACCAATGATCTCGTAACCTTGTCTTTATCAACCTTAATTGGTCGAATCGTCATGCCTTCGCGGGTACACTCTTGAATCAAGTTTGTGCCAAACGTCTTATCTTCGATTGCTTGGAAGCGCGGTCTGTAACGGTTATTCTGCTCTTTCATAAGCGGCTTTTGATCCGGCCCCGTTATATGCGTCCTAAAGGCATCGAACCATAACAAGTCATTCTGAGGCGTTACATACCACGTTGAGACAACAAAGTAATCATTAATTGTTTTCTCGCTATTGGCTGTATCAACGGTTTGGAACACCCAACAATCTCGCTTGAGGTATCGTTTATCACCTAAGACAAAATAAAAAGCATTCCCGATCATCTCTTGTCGGAAATACTTGAAGTTATCGCGTTTGAATATCGTACCACCGGCAGCTGATGGTCTTTGCTGATACAGTGCATTAAACACGTATGAGCCAACGTCTGATCTGATCTGCGCTAACCGATGCTCATCAAATCCAAACTCAGGCCATAGCGGTTCGCCTTCTCTTCTTCCCAGGTAATCGTCATTCTCTGCTAATGCCGGGAAGTTGATGACCGTCCATTGCTCACCCTTGTGGATGCCTTCACGGATCTCGTCAGCTTCTTTCTTGAGGAGACGCCCTACAAGGTCATCCTCATGCCAACGGGTCATAACGACGATTATCCTGCCATCTGGCGTTAATCGAGTGTAGAGAGTAGATTGATACCAGTCCCATACCTTTTCTCGCATGACTTCGGAATTGGCTTCCTCTGCATTCTTTACAGGGTCATCGATGATCGCTATACGTGCGCCCTTACCTGTAATCGCACCGCCTACACCCGCAGCCGTTACGCCGCCTCTG